GCCCGAAAACTGGGTTGTTAGAATTAAGGACATTATGGCCAGGTTTAATGTTGGTCGTGAGTATGTTCAAAAAAGATTCAAAATATTAAAAGAACTCGGGTTATATGACGTTGTTAGAGAAACCGACAAAAAAGGACGATTTATTAGCTCACACACCTTGATACGAGCGACCTGTACCCATAAGCCTGAAAACCCGTCTTACGGTAAATCCGCATTACGGAAAACCAAGCCACTTACAAATAAAAGAAGTAGTACAAATAAAAGAAGTAATACAAATACCCCTATAGTCCCCTTAAAAGGGGACAGCAACGGCAAGGTGGCTAACGCAGAAAAGCAAGAGTCCTTAGCAACATCGAGCAAACCGAAAAAACGGCAGAAAGTGACTAAGGAGACAGCCAAGGCATTTCATGAAGCCTGGAATGCCATCATAGCTAACCCTAATAACCCACAGCGACTACACAAGATTAAACGAGTGGGGGAAGCTAGCTACACACACGCCGTCATTAAGCAATGGCTAGACAATGGCAGAACAGTCGAGGATTATGTTCGCTACTTGAAACACATATACGAAACACGCAAAAACTGGGTGTACTCGTCATGGGGCAATGGTTCAGTAAATACGTTTGAAACAATCACGCGGTGGAAAAATGCAGAAAAAGTAAGCGATAACGCAATAACAAGCGACTCGGAACGAAATAATAACAACTAGGAGTAATAATGAGTTTACAATATGAACAAGCAGTACTCGGGATTTTGCTAGCACAAGAGAAACTAACAAAACCCCGAGTAGTTGAGGCAATGCTGAAACTAAACAAATCACACTTTAAGCTGGAAGAGCATCAAAAGGCATTTGAGTACTTACAGCAAGCCTATTATAACGACAAACCTATTTATTTGACAGATTTTGGTACAAGTGTTGAGTATTTTTATGGCCTTGTAAAAGACAGATACGTTACAACCAACCTAATGGCTTATGTTGACGATTTAATAAATCAAAGAGATTTGGAGGAAATAAAAGCCAAGGTAACTGATTTAAATACCCAAATAAGCGAATCTGAAAGCATTGAGGAAGCTTTTGAGCTTTGCACCTCTATACCCTACATGGTTTTAAAAAAAACGTCACAAGGGCTTTCTATTGACTCCGTACCAGAAGCTATAAAAATCCTTGATGAGGCTTTTAATAACCCTAAAGCGCTTATGCGTTACCCAACGGGCGATTTACCATTCGATGAAATATTTAGAGGAGGTGTTTTAAAACCATCGCTAAACGTCATAGCCGGGCAGTCAGGCACAGGGAAAACGACGTACGCCGCTAAACTGCTCAGTCAATTATCCATAAATAATAATTATAAGTGTGCATTTTTTAGTCTTGAAATGGACACCTATAACATCTATGAAATGTTGCTAAGTCAAAATTTAAAAATCCCTCGCAGTGATTTTTTAGTTAAAGGGCAGGAGTTTTATCAAAGGCCGCTTGATAAACTGCTATTGCATAATAACATGCACGTTTGCCACTCAAAATCGCAAACGATTGAATCAATTTTTTTAAAAGCACAGTGTTTGAAAGCTAAGTTTGGGCTGGATTTTGTGTTTATTGACTTTCTTACAGCGCTAAGCACACAAAAGAGGTGTGATTCAGAATATGCGCAAATTAATTACATCATGCAAAATACGGCAGATATTGCAGCACAATTGGATGTTGGCGTGTTTTTGCTGGCACAGCTAAACCGTGGGGTTGTTAACAGCAAAGACAGAAAGCCAGATCTATGCCATTTAAAAGGATCGAGTGCGATTGAAAACTTTGCAGACCATGTAATGTTTGTGCACAGGGATAAAATCACATGGCCAGAATGTAATCACGATTATTTAGAGTTGTTAGTTAGAAAAAATCGATACGGCGAACGTGGCAGTGTTTTTTATAAAAGCCTAGAAGGCACTATTTACGACACAAATCAACGCGAAGCGAAAAATGAAACCGATGCTTTTTTAAACAATCCAAATGTAGAAAACGATTTTAGTTTGTAATAACGAACTTTTTTTTAACTTTAATTACACATTTTTGTTTACATAGTCCAAATAGTTGTTATAATGCAATCACGCTTAAAGAGCGCAGTTACTAACAACTAAATCGGAGAAAACAGACAATGTGTAAACTACAACTAACAGCTAAAAAAGAGATTATGACTAAGGAATTAATTAGCGAGCTACAACGCATTAATAAGCGTATGGCTAAAGACAAAGCACGCAAAGAGGAACTTGAGGCTGAGCTAATCAAAGCGATTGGTCACACTAAAGACGGTCAGACCAGCTACGAACTTAACGACAAGAAAATAACTATTAAAACACCGTTCACTTGGAAGCTAGACAAAGCCAGATTTGAAGAGCTTCGCGACCAAGTGCCAAGCGATTGGGTGCGTGTTGAAAACAAATACACGCCTGTTAAACGCATTATTGATGCTATTAACGAGCATGGCACACCAGATGAACAGCTCTTGCTTAGCGAGTTCGCAACACAGGCGCAAGGTAAACCAAGCGTTTCTATTTCTGACAACATATAAGGCTACAACATGAACAATTCAGTATTAGTGCTCGGGGAATCGGGCACTGGTAAAAGCACAAGCATAAGAACCCTAAAACCTGCTGAAACGTTTATTATTAGCGTCATAGGTAAACCATTGCCGTTTAAAGGCGCTCGCGATGGTTACGTGGCATTTAGTAAAGACAATGAAAAAGGCAATTTCTACGTCAATGACAACTATCAAAATATCATTCGATGCATTAAATATGTGCAAGAAAAGCGCGAAAAAATAACCACGCTTATTATTGATGATTTTCAATACATCATGGGCAATGAGTTTATGCGACGTGCTAGTGAAAAGGGCTTTGATAAGTTTAGCGAGATTAGCAACCACAGCTGGCTTGTGCTGGAGGCGCTTAACGCCAGCAAACGCCCGCTAACGAGCTTTGTGTTATCGCATAGCGAACGTGACGATTATGGTGTGTCTAGAGCACAAGTTATTGGCAAGCTACTAAGCTCTAAAATCAGCATGGAAGGCATGTTCACAACTGTGTTACATGCAGTGCGTAATGACGATGGGTTTTGCTTTATTACACAAAATGATGGTAATTACAGCGCTAAAACACCAATGGGCATGTTTGAGGATATGTATATCGACAATGATTTACAGTTTGTTAAAGACAGTATTGAAAACTATTAATAAAAGGGGAAATAATGAGCTTTTTTACATTAAGCAACGGGGAAAAACCAACGGGCGACGCTGAGAGCGCCCACGCGGCAGGTACTTTGCTTATACCGCACAACACGCAAGCCATTGCTAAAATTGACAGCTTTAAACTAATTGAGTCACAAACCAGTGACTTTCCAAGCTTTTATGCAGTTAAATTTGAGTTAATGAACACAAAATATAAAGGCTTTTATGTCACATTAAAGCTAAAACCATATGATCAAAAAAAAAGCATACAAGATCGCGCTAAACAGATGTTTGTTAGACTTTATCACTTGTGCCAACTGCAACCAGCACATAGTGGCGCACCACAAGATAACGATTTATTAATGTTTAAAGATAAAATACTTGGAATTAAAATTTTGCAATGGTTCTACCAAGGCAAAGAAGGTAATTTTGTTTCTGAAATACATAGCAGTCAAAACTATGAGTGCAAAGAGGGTGAATACTTAACGCCACCCACACCATCAGGTCAAGATGTCAAACAGCAGGAAACGGCAGATCAAGCGTTTTCACAGCAACAAACGCAAACGCTGGATGACGATATCCCATTTTAATTGTAAAAAAAATGTTAAGGAAAATACCGAACGTTACGACTTGCTGACGAGCCTGAAAAATGAAGCTAATAAACAAAATTAAACGGGCTTTTGCTAAGCCAGTTGATGAAACCCCCAGAAAGTATTTAGGGGCTTCATCAATTGGTCACCCATGCTTACGCTATCTACAAAATGTTTACAATGGGATTGTGTCTGAAACTACACCAAAGCAGTCTCGCACTTTCGCTTTAGGTTATGCAATAGAGTCAATGATTGTCTCAATTTTAGAAAACAGTTCCATTACTATCGAAACACCTAATAACAACAATAAACAGCTATTGCTTACTTGTGACGATGTGCCGGACTTTAAAGGGCATTGTGACGCTATTGCACACGAAAAAAACGCGAAGCACATTATAGAGATTAAAAGCGCCAATCAATCAGCGTTTACGCAAATGAAAAAGCATGGCATTAAAGCTACTCGACCTACTTATTACGCACAAGGGCAAGCCTATTGTGGGTTTTCAGGTGCTCAAAGCGCTGTGTTTATCGTATTTAATAAAAACACAAGTGATTTGCACATTGAGCAATTTGATTTTAATCCTGATTGCTACGAAGAATTAAAAATTAAAGCCAAAACCGTAATTAACAGCACCTCGCCTGCGCCCATGATTAGCGATAAACCCACTTATTTCGTGTGCCAGATGTGTTTTTACAAAAAACATTGTTTTGGTGAGCTATGAAAATAGATGAAGTGATTGAATATTATGGCATTAGGAACGCGGCATGTAATGCAATTGGTGTTGTGCGTGCTAGTTTCACGAGATGGGAAAATCAAGGATATTTGCCTCTTAAAACACAAACAAAGTTTTTTGTTAAGTCAAAAGGCGCGTTACAAATTGACATAGATGAGCAGGTAAGTGTTGAGCTTGCAAAGCATTTTAAAAGTTATGCGACAACTAAACGGTATTACAGACTTTACAAGGGCGTCAAATGTTAAAGGAAAAAAAATATAAGCAAAGTGAGTTGCTAGATAGCTACACTGTTGAGCGAGTAACACGCATGCATACAATCATTAATAGATTGACGTTAATAATTGTTCTGCTAATTGCCTTAATGCTGGTTGCCGGCTTAATACGCCTATATGGCTATAGCGCTAATGCGCAATACATTGTTCAAGATTGCGAAGATAATTCGAGCCTAGTGCGCTATATATGCAATAATAAATTTTTGCTCACAGGGACGATAAAAAGCTATGAAGAAAGAAGGAGTAATCAAGCATTATAACCATGAACGCGGTTTTGGTTTCATTACTTGCGATAACGCTGATACTTTTTTTCACATAAGCGGTGTTAAAAATTTAGTAGATGGCCAAACCCCAAAAAAACAACAACGTTGCGTGTTTGAAATTGTGGCAGCTAAAAAGGGCGCTCAAGCGGTTGAGGTTTTGCTTGTCGATTAGTCCATAAAAAGATAGTTTTTAGTTTGTGTAATTGCTTCATCAACACTACGGCAACTAATAGCTTTATAGCCTTGATTGTTTAGGCGCTCGAGCATCATTTTTTGTGCGGGTGTTAAATTACCTTTTGGGCTTTTCATTTCGATAAATAAACCGCTATATCCGCCTTTAGGGATAGCCATAAAAATATCCGGTACACCGGATAACACACCCATTTTACGAAGCTTATTGCCGCGCTGAGGCGAACAATTGCGTTGGTTGGGGGTATGCCACGTTACTTTGGCAAGATCTGAATGTAAGCGCACCCAATCCATGAACGCTATGTGTATGTCATCTTCAAGGTAGTTAGGCATCGACAGGGCTACCATTACGCATAACGCTTGCAATGTCTCTTGCTCGATAGCCAACTTGATGTGCCCAACGGCTGTCCAGCGCTTCCTCTGCGGCACAATCATAATCAAGCTTTTCAAGCGCTGCTATCATTTTTTTAAATTTCAGTAGCGTTGAAAGCCCCATGTTGAAACACATATTGATTAAGCAGGCTTTAATATGGTCGGGCTGTATTGAATAAAAATCATAGGGTGTTAACTCTTGCTCAAAACGTTTTATATCGTTTTTCAGCATATAATGTGCTTCATCAAACGTTATGCCACGACTATCAAGGTTTCTGCCTATTCCAATCGTTAGTTTACCGCTGGTGCATTTGTAAGGATATAAGCGTATGCCTTCATGCTCTGAAAGCCAACGCTCTAAAAATAATCTGCTATTCATTTTCGGGGGATATGTCCACGTCTACGCCATGAAACTTAAGCACGGTTTCTGCAGCTTGCTCAATAAACCCATCAGGTTTTTTGGTGGCGTAATAACTGGCATAGCCTAGCCCTAGTGCGCTTGCAACAATTGCCAATCTAAGCCATATCTTCATTACGCCACCTCATTGGTTTTTTATGGTCTAATTACATGATAGTTAATAATAGTGTCGTTTTGCGGGTCAGCACTAAATGTCACGGTCAACGTGTCAGCTGTACAAACTGCTTGTAACGCAGTCACGCTACCTGTGCCATCATCAACAACCTGAACAAACGCTAAATCAGTGGCTTGCAAGCCAGTGACTGTAATCGCTTCGGCTGCTGCGCCCCCTGCTGTCGTGTATTGTGCTGCATACACTGATTGATAAGGCTGTGTGCTAGCTAACGCATCGTTAGTTTCGTCATAACGTGCCATGCCTACCGCGTCACTTGCTGCAATCATAACCGCATCATTGTCAGCCCATTCAAACGCGCCGTTGTTAATGTCTTCGATATTATCGGCTTGGTCAACAAGGTAAGTTGCGCCTAGTGCTGTTGCAAGCGTGTCATCACATTCAATGCGCACAATTGATGGTGTGCCTAAGTCTCTTTTAATTTTTAAAATTGCCATTGTAGTTCCTTAACTAGTTAAAGTTTTATAAGTGTAGCAAACGGTTCTACTGTCTGCTAATTGCCATTGTTTGCCTTTTTTTTGTATCATGTCAGCCTTTGGTTAACTGTACTCGTAGACGATTATTACGCCGTCTCCGCCCGCCTGTCCAATTCTGGCTGCCGTTGATGTTCCGCTTACGCCGCCACTTGCACCTGCACCGGGGTCAACGCCGGGGTTTCCATCACCCGGGAAAACGGGGACTTGAGCGCCTGCCCCTAAAAAGCTGGAGCCTCCAAAGTTACCGCGAGAAAAAAAATCAACATTAGTGTGCATTGCAGCTCCGCCTGCTGTGCCTGACAAGTCAATATCACCGCCAGAACCGATGCCACCCGCCCCACCTTGATAATCTGGTATGCTGGACGATGCAGCTGCGCCAAGACCTCCAGCTCCACCTGTTGCCGAACAAAACGCTCCAAAAGATGAAGTTCCGCCTGTGTTACCGTTGTTGTTTCCTGCTGCGGTAGCTGCGCCACCAGCTCCCACCGTTACAGTTTCAGATGAAGTGCTGCTGACATCAATGAGTTTAATAGCGCAACCACCACCCCCGCCGCCAGATGATTGTGCGCCATTGATTGCCGTTGCCGCGCAGCCGCCAGCACTTCCACCGCCACCAACAACATACACTAGAACTTGCCTAATACCATTCGGTTTAATCCATGTACCACTAGCAGTAATTACTTGTACACTTGTTAATAATCCTGCTGCACCGGCAATACTTCCGGCT